CGACGAGAAACGAACTGCGGCGAGTTCTCGAGCGCCTTAGCGTCGGGGAACAGGTAATCGATGTTCTCGATACCGTGCTGCAGCTGCCCATTGACAGTAACGCCCGTGTTGGTCACGAAACGCTCGACCGCTCGCTTAAGCGAACCGTCGCTACTGCCCTGCCAGTCTTCGACGATGCCACGAATGTCACCGTGTGAAAGGTGGACCTGGGTACGAGCTGCGCTGCCGCCGCCCGAAGCCGAGTCGAACACGTTATGCGTCATGCTATTGTCCTCCTGGTTGTCATTGTGCTGGACGGCGTCGCCGGCCTCAGCGTCTGAATCGTCGGAGTCTTCCGAGCCAGCAGAGTCTTCAGAGTCACTGGACTCGTCGGACGCAGCACCCTCGTCAGATCCATCGTTGTTGTCGGCGTCTTCGGCATCGTCAGAGTCACTGGACTCATCTGAACCCTCGGAGTCTCCAGACTCTACTTCGTCTTCAGAACTCCCAGCATCGCCAGAGTCATCGGTTGAAGAAGCGTCATCATCGCCTTCGGTATCGCTATGCTGGAGAGATTGGCCATCGGCGATAAGAGCCTGGTTCACCAAATAGTTGACAGCGTTCATTTGCTTAGGTGAAAGAGTGTCCAGGACGTCTTGTACAGTCTCGTTGTCATCGGCGTGGGTGAGAGCTCCACCAACCTCGATCTCGATGCCCGTTGTGATATAGGCTTCATCAGAGAAGTTGTCGAACTCACCGTCGCCATGTGAAATGGCAACGTCATCAATGAAAGCACCAGGGTTCGCACCTCCCAGGACGAGGCTAACCTCGCGGATGTTTCCCTGTAGGACGTCCTTGGCACGGGTCGCCGCGTCAGTAACGCGCTCGACGAGCTTGTCTGCCCAGATGGAGAGGAACTTCACGTCACCGTGCTTTACCATCTCCTTGGCATGTTGGCCAACTGCGGTTGCGTTGAAGAAAGCTTCACAACGCATACCGTTCTTGACCCTGATCAGCTTGGCATGGCCAAGCACATTGGTTGCCTCATCGTGTCCATGCTGCCAAACCAGCGGGACGACTTGGCCGTCGTTCAGATCGAAGGCTCCAGGCCGAATGGTCCGCCCGTCGGTGCACCTCAGATCGTATGCGGTGGCGTAGCCACTGAAATCCGCTGTTTCCACGGCGGTATCCTTTCTGCTGGATGAATGTAGAAGCGTGATGTCGCTGAGTTTAAGCTCAGGATCAATGAAGTCAGCATGAGAAATATTTCCCATTGCTTCTGACAACTGTCGTTTAGCTTCACTCAACGTACTTTGAATGCGACTAACTCGAGCAACGAGATCATCGACACTCATAGAAGAGACGCTTGTTGATGATGAAGAAGAGGAAGATCCAGAGCCACTTGCAGATTTAGTCTTAGCTGCAATCTGCGCTTTATGTGTATCTCGATACTTCTGGGAAGATGCTCGCTGCTTAGCAGTCGACTTCCCATCTGAATTCTGTCTCTTCGACTTAGCCTCAGCTTGACGCTTCTCACTCAGGGCCTGTTGAGCCTCGCTGAGAGCCTTGGTTAGAGCATCGACTTTTGCCTTAAGTCGTGTAACCGTAGCGCTAGCCGTAGAAGTCTGCGATGGCGTGTTATTAGGTTTCGTAGGTGCTGGACCACGACGTCGAGACCCCTTTGGCTGATTAGTGCCTTTCTGACGACCTTTGAGGTTTTTTGTTCGTTCGTAATAAGCATGAGCTTTATTGGGATCGTATTTTGCGGCGTCAGGCATTACACCCCGATCCCTAGATCAGCCATCTGTTGGTTTAAGGCTGCCTCAGCATCACTAATTGGGGGCTGTGCTGGTGCGGGCGCAGGTGCGGCAGCATTATCACCAGTGATTTGTTGATCCAATGGCATATTGCTGTTGACCAACTGACTGGCTTGTGGTTCCGGTGATGGTTTAAGCCCAATAGCAGGTCGAAGTTCGTTCGGCGTAGCGATCTGGTTTCGACTGAGAGTGTCTGCGATGTCTGCAAGCTGACTGATTGGAATCATCTTGAGCGGCTGCTGGAAGTACATGATACTCTGACCTTGAGTGCGGGCAGTCTTAGTCAGGAATTTCATCACCATGGCTTCAACAATAGCAACCAGAATTGGCTCTATGGTACGATTCATATAGTTCAACATTGCAACATCATCAGCAGTTCCGTTCATGATCTCAGCCGTTAGACCAAGTTCGTTGAACAGTTGTTCTTGCAAGTACTGGACTTGAGAAAGAAGATTGTTTTCCACAGCTCGATTTAGCTGGGTGATCTTCTCCGTTCCATCAGCATAGGCAATACCGTAAGTGCTGCCCGTAAGCTGCTCTTCGATTTCGTTCCTACGCTTCTCGGCTTGGTTCTTTCTCGACTCCGACTTTATGACGTAAGGAAGCTGAATGATGATGTCCAGCTTACCCTTGCTCGAGATCTCATCGACATTGTCCAGCAAGCCAAGCTTGTGAACCAGTCGTTGAAGAGTTGAATTAGGCTCATTCATCACAGAGTAGAAAGGATTCTCAACGATAGCGACAATAGATTTCGGAACCCAAATGTCTTCCTTTTGTCCCGATTTCTCATTGTATGCCCGCACCTGAACATGCTGCGGCTTCCATTGAAGCACTGTTCCAATGCGCATATCTTTGATATCCCAGTTGCCAGAACTCCGTGGATCCATCGTCGTATTGACAGGAAGAACAACCATGACACCTTCTGAGAAGAGTGTCAAAGCCATGTCTCGACGAATATGACTGCCTGACTGATCGATGTTACCCGAAACAGTTAAGCATTCGTTAAGACCTGACTTGATACATTCGACGTATTCGCCATTGGCATCAGTTCGAACGTGCTCCATCCTAACACTCGAGACATCGATAGCGAGTCGAGTGTAAATCGAAGAGATGATCGTCCGTTCACTAAAGATCCTGAACCTTGGCCGATCTGGTGCTGAACTACTAACTGTTCCTGTTGGAGAAGAGAGTTGCGGTCTTTCTTCTTCAGTCGAAAATGAGTTCCAGGCATGCCTCAAACGATTCATGAACGTACCCACATCATCACCTCCTCATCTATCTAGTAGTTCTTACTTCTTCACTATGCCTGCGTGGCGATAACTACATCAGCGCCACTTGCAAACTTCGCAACAAGTCGCGTCTTTCCTGAGCCGTTGTCTTGGGCGTAGAGACGAACAAAGTTCGCTGCGGGAGCAGCCGGAGCCGATGCCTGCTCTGCGAACTCGAAGAAGGTCGGTGCTGTCTGATCCGAGACAGTAGCGTCTGAGGAATTCACACGAACCATCTCGTAGATCGTGTCACCGCTAGAAGTCTGCTTGACTCCCTTGAGTTTGATGCGCTGCATGTTTTCTCCTCTATTCGAATGCTTCCTTGTTGAGTTTGAAAGCAATCCACGCATCCATCAGAGCAGCGACATTGTCGATCTTCTCTTCATGACGACGCTTCAAAAGCTTTCGGTTCCCGTTGGTGTCTTCCATAGTAATAGCATTACCCATACCAAAACTCATCAACTCTTCATCAAAGAGAAGTAGGCTTTGCTCGGACATTTTCTTGAGTTCGCCTAAAGGTACTGATTCTGTTCTGGCACCTTGAATAACTTTCTCCATTGCATACGGACCATTCTCAAGCTCCCACCGTGTGGTGAACTCTTTAGCGTTGTATGGGTCGAACCCAAACGCACGAACGTCATAATTCATGAAGATGATGTGATTATCCAAGTCTTCATAAACATCCATCATGTCTAGCACGGTCGTATCGATTATGTGTAGCGACCCTTCCTCTCGGAACTGGTCATACTTGAACCGAAGCGCGCCTGGCAAATTATGAAGAGTGTTCTCTGTAATGTAACTACGTGTCTTCACACCGAAAGCGCCATTCTTTAATGGGAACAAGAATGTGAATGCACAGAAATCATCACCTTGGCTAAGGTCTGCGCCCATAGAAGCAGGTAGACCACGGAAGTCCAACCTTTTATCAACGGGTAGCGTCTCTTCATAGGTGAAGAAGTAGGTATAGCCCTCCATTGGAAGACCAAAACGCTTAGCCAGAATATCGTTGCGAGCCGCTGGAGCTTTCTCGGCACGCTCAACATCCAAAGCATATGTTTCATAAGTAACCGTAAGACCGATGTTCGGGTTAGCCTTAGGCCACATCTCTGGATCGTTAACTTCCTCGACGTTATCAAGTTTGTAATGCCAGATCGAGACATGTGGAGCCAAGTACTCGCCCTTGAGAATATCGGCAAGCTCCATCTTAATCGTGTCGCCCGAGCCATTCCGAACAGTACCTTCGGAACTAATGGCGATGATCAAGTAGTCATCCAACTTTGACGCGCCCTGCTCAATAGCACCAACAACGTCCTCACGGAGATCGCCGGAAAGCCATTCGTCAACTGTTGATACTTTAGGTCGAAGCCCCTGAAGCTTGTTAATCGACATAGGGCGAATTTCAAGCATCGACCCGGTTAAAAAGTTCTCAATGCCCTTCTTAGTTGAAGCAAGTTTGACTCGATCTGCTTTAGACCCTGTAGTGTTCTGAATAGATCCTTCAGTAAGGAATCTGAACAGAGGTCCAGGAGATCGCGTGATAGAGGTACGGATCGGACCCATAACCTCTTCTGCTTGCTTCATCGTGGGTGCGGTAGTAATCTGATGAGTTGTCTCTGTATCGATGTTCAAGAAATAGCTTTGAACACAAGAAGCATACATCGACTTTGCTGAACCACGAGCTGTGATGATGTACTGCTTTGTAATAAGCCGTTTCTTCACAGTCTTAATTACAAAACCGGATTTCTCAAAAGCAGTAGCTGGCTGCCAAATTTGCCGCTCAATAAACTCGTACCAACCGAAAACTTGTTCGCCCCACAACTTGAACGAGTCAAGAAGGTGAAGCTCAGTCCCATCGGTAAGGGTGAGTTCTTTCTCGCAGTAAGAAATGAAACCATTGATTGCTTGGTCATCGTAGTAGATCGTTGGATCCTCAATAAGAGCATCGACCCGATTCATCTCAAGAGAGATCTCTTTATTGACAGGAATCTCTCCCGCTAGAACTTTTTCACGAAAACGGCCGTAGTAGATAGGTGTTGCTGTGTTAGATAACGTCACGGCCGCCTCCTTACTTCTTCTTGACCTTCTTGCCTCCGGCTGCCTTGATGATGTCCGAGACTGTCTTAGTGTGTCGGCCGGTGGACTTGGTTAGACCCAAAGACCTTGCCAACAAGTGCCCAGCCGGACTGTTGGCGAACTTGATGGCCTCATTCATGGTCCTGCCGACATCAAGAGTCGTCTTAATCGCCTTGTGGCCCTTCTCGAACGTCGAGGGATCGATCTCTGCATAACGCTTCTCGGTGTTAAGACGGTTGACTAGATGGTTCAGGTCTGCATCGCTGACTGCCGTTAGGCTGCCTTTTGCACGGATGGCAGCCAACGTCTCTTTAGCACGAACAGCATCAGGGGCATCTGCTCGTGCTTTAGCGGCACTTGCGAGTTGGGCATCGCTTCGACGGAAACCCCACTTCTGGCCCTTAACGCCGAAATGCATCAGCTTAGTGCTGCCGAGCCCTTGCGCTGTAAGGAAATCTTCAAACCGAGATAGTGCTGTGTGCTTCAGAGAGGGCGGAGGAACCATGCCAGCGGCGCTGTATAGTCGACGCAACGCTGCAGAAGCTTTAGCCTTCTCTTCAGGAGTCGCGTTTACGCCTCCTCGCGCGCCCGCGAGCGCGCCTGCGGCCGCAGACAACGCGTTCTTGTTGACTGTCCCATCGGGCTCACGTACAGGAAGAGAACATTGTGCTTTAGTTGACCCATCGCCGCGAACAATTAGACATGCCCTCTTCCATTGTTCTGGCGTATAGTCGGATTCCTTGAAGGAGCTCCAAGGCTTATTCGAAAAACTATCAGCCATTGTTCCTCCTCTCATGCAGTTCTTGGTTTGAGCAAAACACCTTGGGCACAGCCACGAATTGTAGCTGAACGAACTAGACTACGTGTTCCAGTGGTACCTAAAGCTAAACTCAAGCGATCTTCAATACAGATGACTTGGGCATTGGAGTTGTTAGTATCAAAACGCTCATTGTAGTTCGCGAGAGCGTTCCACGAACCAGTACCGCTGTTGCCGCAAGCTACTAACAAAGCAGCAGCTCCCGCGACCGAAGCTGTTTGCGCCGGGATCGTGTAAGCAGTAGTAGACGCGCTAGATTGGAAACTAACATCAGCGTCGTCAAACGGGTTGTTCTTGTCGACGTTTCGATAAGCTAATATCGCTCCAATGGACGAGCCACCAGGAGAAGTAGCGGATATGCTGCCCGACTCACTGCCGGTAGCCCATTTGTAGAATCCAGCAATTGTAGGAACTACACCGCTTGAGTCAATAGCAAATCGCCTTGTAAAGCCTGAAATGGCATTTGTTGCCCAAAGTGTTGTCACATTAGCTGATACCGGAATCCACAGAAAATCATCAGCTTGAAGACCGGCTGGATAAGCAAAGGATGGATTAGCGCCACTAATAGCAGAATTAATGGCACCGGCAGCAACAAAGGTAACAGCGACAACTCCAGCTCTACGACGAGCTGCAACACCGCCGGGTGTCAGTTTGCTCATGTCGTCAAGTCTCCTGTCAACACCCACTCATCAGTGCCACGCTTGTAAATCGAGGCAACACCATATTGGCCAGCCATCTTTGTGACGGTACCCCGTGATCTTATTGTCACGCCAGCTCCTGGTGCAAAAGTAACTTGTCCTGCACCTATCTGAGCGAACTCAATCGTAGTCCCAGTCGGGAATGCAACAGAACTGTTCGGAGGAATTGTAAGCGTAATCGCAGAAGCATTGTTCAGTTCGACGGCTTTACCGGCATCAGTGAGCACCAAAGTGTAGGTCGTACCCGTCTGCGTATTAATGGTGACTGCTGCTATTGCAGCGAAAATTGCCTTATAGTCAGTGCCTAGTTGGGTGATTAAGTCAGCGATACGACTCTCAAGCGTAGCCATGAGCTACGCCTTTGCTGCGGTGTACAGAGTCACCAAGTTCGTGTCTGGATCGCCGATGTTCTGACGCAGCTTCAACGGAGTCACGATACGAGCATCATCGGTGCCCGCAGTCGTCTCTGCTGTCGTCGCCAACTCAGCAATACCAGCTACTGTCTCTGACGCAGCAGAAAGAAGTGCCATCAGAGCTGCTTGGTTGGCCAGTTCGAGGACTGCACGACCATAAGAAGTCGTTGATAGTGCTGCGATAGAAGTCAGGTCAGCATCAAGGGGCTGTGCATAAGCCTTGACTGCCTTCTGACTGGCGATTTTAGAATCACTGTTTGCGGCAAGAGCCGTATCAGTGTCCAAAGTGACGCCAGAGTCTTGGATAACCTTGCCCGAAGTACCAGAGAAGGTAGCGAAATCGCTCGTCGTTGAAGATGCTGGCCCAGTGACTGCACCATCGATGTTGACCTGAGTGATGTTCCAGTTAGCTCCAACTGCGGCCTGTGTGCCAGCAGAAGTGCTATCTGTCAGACAGAGGATTGTGTCGCCTACTTCAACGTTGGGGCCTGATGCTCCACCGATCTTACCAGCCACACTGATCCGGTAAAGATCTCCAGCATTAGCAGCAGGGTAGTTCGGGTTCGCACTAGCGTCAATGACGCCTTTGAACACCATTGCATTAGCTGCCGCGATCAAAGCGTCAGCATAAGCCTTAACGGCGTTCTGTGATGGAACCTTTGTGTTGGAAGTGCCAAGTGCAGAGTTGGTGTCAATCCTATCCGTGAAGACCGCAGCCACGTTTGCTGGCGTAGTTGCACGGACCGTATCTGTACCAGTAATTGCTTCTGCGTCAGTAGCCAGTTCAACCTTGCCCTTGACCGTGCTAGAAGCATCTGGGATAGTTGCCGAAGCAACGGCAGCGTTGACTTCGTTGACAGCTGCAACCAAGTTTGTGGCCACAGTATCAAGAGTTCCTGTTCCGACCTTAGCCCAAATATTCTTCCAGTCGGTACCTAAGGCAGTGATGAGGTCACTGAGCCTAACCTGAAGCGTTGACATACTCATCCCGCCTTTGCGTTTTCATAGAGAATCTCGAGATCGACGCCATCCATGTTTAGTTCATTAATGGCATCCACAATTGTTGCATAGGCTTCAGTAGTAAGCTGACCTAAGTCGCCTACACGAGGATCAGCAGACAGACCACCGGTCTCCGCAATGATAACTTCAACAATACCCGCAACGCTCTCCTCAGTAAGAAAATACTGAAGGTCCATGTACGGCGTATGACCGTCGCCCATCTTGAAGAATCCGGTGTCGATCTCAACGCCCGGTTCTCCCGGTCCAAGTACTGGGTTAAGCGCTTCCCATCGTTCCTTAGTACCGCGTTGGAACCGAAAATCCCATGCGCCAGTAGGAATGCTCATCAGATCACACCTCCGTCAAGTACCGTAGGAACTTCTGGAAGCACAGCCTCTGGCGGAATTTCATCTTCACGAACGACGTTGAGACGCCACTCTAGCTGCTCAATCTGCTCCTTCATAGCCACAATAGCCCAGCTACTCGACGGGGGATCATGCAAGAGCTTAACGCGGAGATGGACATAAGTCTTGACCGGGCTGAGTTGGAGATCCGTAACCAGAAAATCTGCCCACGTTTGCTCAGCGTCCACAACTTCGAACCCACCTTCAGGTCCGATACCAAGTTGATTGAGTGTGCCAAGAGCAGAGTTGATATGCATACGAACATCTGTGTCGAAGACTGTAACGTCCTCTGAAATACCCAAAACTAGCTTGGTCTCCGTGAGAATACTCTCGTCATAAGTACCCATGTCCACCTCCTTCGTCGTTCGTTAACCTTTGCGAGCTACCTCTTCTTTCGACCTAGAATCCTGATCTTCTTGAGCAAAGCCTCAGCACGATTGATGAGAGTGCGACGATGTCCAGTGCCCTTGGCCTTGCTAAGATCGTCAAGAGCATGCTCAACCTTTGGGCCTCGAGACGCACCCGGATTGTCGTTCTCGATCATGAGACCATCCATCGTCTACGACCATCCGGTGTAGCGAAGCGCCGGCATTGCTGTTGAGATCTGCTTGAACGTGACAGTGCCCGTCACACCAGGCATGTAGTGACCATCTTCGCTCATGTCCGTTGAACGAATGAGATGAACGCCCTTGTGGTTGACGCCTAGAGACAGTGCTCGATGGCCGAAGCCAGAGCTGCCACCAGACCAAGCCATCGGAACTCCACGCGGAGGAGTCCTGTCACCCAGGTGACGGAAACGAACCGGCTCGGACTTCCAACCGTCCACAGCGTCGCTGTCGCCGTCATGATCTTGGTCGCCAGCTGACGGAGCACCAAGCCAAAGTCGGACCATTGCTTGGCAAGTACCTGGCACGTTAGTCTTTGATGCCAACGCACGGTCTGCTGCTTCTTCTCTGCTGAATTGCGTGTTTTCCATAGTGATCCTTTCGATCAAAAGCTTCGGTACTCGTGTTCCACCGAGTCGAAGAAATCGTCAGCCGGAAAGTCTCCGACCGTCTTGAGGATGATGCCTCCAAGGAATCTCCACTTATGCTTCATCCATCGCTCCTCCTCAGAATCACTCAAGATCCTGACTGGAATATGGTAAAGCTTGCATAGCCTAGCTGTGAGTTGTGCAGCACGAAAAGTGATCACCGGCTCTGGCCCAAACGGTGGATCATAGCATACGTTGATGCTAACCATACCTTTTGAGCCTTGGCCGACTGGAAACGCAACAGTTTTGTCAGGTACGCAACGAAGAATTCGTGACTCGTCAACGACATAGTGACACGAGTCAACACGATTGTTGGGATTGTGCCAAGCTTGAGCAATCCCATTGGCCGCGCCATTATCGCCAGTAGTCCAGGATGGTCGAAGGAGCACAGCAGAAGGTCTTTGTCGAGTGCCTTGATGGGCAGCTTCTACAAAAGGAATTTTACTGCCTAGTAACGTAGCTGTTTTACCCATGTCTGCCTTCCGATAGTTACCAGAGACGTGTGTCGCCAGCCGTTCTGACTATCGGGACCCGGGGAAGATGGGTCCGATCGCCGTAGTGAATGGCGTTATGCGTCCGGTGAGAGACACAAATTAAAAAGCCTGGATCCAGCAAGTTTTCCGTTGCCTCTTCGATGTCTTCGAGAGTCAAAGGGTTCATGTGATGTATTTGCGGAGCGCCGCGAATAGGGAAGTCAAAGACGCCCATGTCATTACCACCATCACGGACAATAACAAAGTTACGTATCGAACGCCATTCCTTAGAGCGGTAAAACTGTTGGTTAATCCAGCGGTCGTAACCAAAAGTTGAATAGCCCACCTCACCAGAAAGAGCCAGGTAATCGAAACGATCATCAAGAGAATCAAGTCGAGATAACTCATGGTAAGTCCTCATACCCCTCCTCCTCGATCGGCTCTTGACCGGAGTACCCCTTGAATGCGGCAAGCGCCTCTGCGTAGAGACCTTCGCTGCTCTGACGTGACTCCATGTCCTTGACTCGAGCAGTGAGCATCTCATTCTCAGACTTGAGCTTATGTCGTTCGAGTTGCTCACGTACTGTGCCCTGCTTGAGAAAGTGCACGGTCTCCTGTGCCGATGCGGTGCCTTCTGCAATGCGTCTCTCAACGAGGTCCATTGCAGCAGCGATGAGTTGGTCTTCTCTTCCTTCTAGCGTTGTAGCTGGAGGAGGGAGAAGAGGTTCTGGTGCTTTGCGAACCATCGCTCCTCCTTCCAAGGTCTAAGCAGTCCGCTTCCACATATAGACAACGAGATACGGCTGAAGGTTGTTGTGAGCTGTGCCCGAACCTACTGCACCTGAGTCGCCTGAGTAAGCTGGCACATTGGCCGTATGGGTGTGACCGCCATCGGCTGCTGTCGTTCCATCTGCCGAAGCTGTTGCACCACCTCTAACGACGCCGGTGCTAGTGCCTGCTGCAGTCTTTCGCGTAAGGACATGGGTGTGGTTGCCACCCGTCCCAGTATCGAATGCTGCGTGGTTGTGGTTAATGGTGTGTGAATGGTTGGGCATCTCGCCTGTGGATAGTGCATGTGTCTTCTCTCCGCCCGTTTCGCCGACAGTATCGAACTCGGTTTGT